CGTACCAATACCCAGAACAATACCTATCAGCGCGCCATAGTCGTTTAACGTCCACTGGGCGCATATGCCGCTGATTAATGCCCAGATGTAGGCCAGCCATGTCGTATGTTTATCCATTGTCATAACTTCCCCTGTCCGGGAAATGGACTACCCGGATGTCGGGTAAGTGGAAAAAGAAAGGCCGCGCAATAGCGCAGCCTTGTGATGGGTGCGGGAGCCAATCCCCGCTACGTGGCAGTGGTATACAGAAAATCAGGGGTATGATTTACGCAGCTAATATTTCAAGCCGTCTTCCAAGCTCCGCCAGCGCGTTCTATATCTAAGCTGGTGGTTGTAACGGCCCCGACAGTACTTCTGCTTCACCGTTATGGCAGATATCATCGCCCCTTGGCAGATGCCAGACACCGACAATAAGCTGTCCAGATTCCAGATCGTCAACTGTGTCATTCGTATAGTATGCCACCTGAACAACACCGTTATGCTGAATCCAGTAATACCCTTCTTTCATTCACACCTCCGCAAGACTAAGCAAATAGTATAGGGCGAAGCAGAAAATGCCGCGGTGCAAGAAACCACAACTCAAATCCTGTTGTACAGGCTGCTCTTTCCAGTCATAGCCCCACCACCGATAGCTCAGATGGCGCAGTGTGTGATCAAAGGGTCAGGCTTCACGGGCTGCGTTTGCTACGTAGGTAATATCGATGGTGGTTCCCGGAGCCTGATATAGTGGACGGGCTCTACGCAAGCGTCTGTCGGATTGGGTTATGAGCCGTCCGCCAGTGAGCCCTGAATGTGAAAAAGCCCCGATGATTACCGAGACCTACAAACGAAAAAACCCGCCGTGGCGGGTTCTTCTTTGAATCTGTCGCTGCGGATAAAGCTTCGCGAGCTTATCTGAATTCAAGCAACACCCGCGCAATCATGCAAACGAAATCTGTCAGGTTTTTTTTCGAATACTTCACACATTGGCTGATACAACATTGCTTCTGCCATTTGTAACCAGACATCAATTCTGCTTTCGCAGGTTCTCAGGCACCACTCCGGATGCATTTCGTTTAGTTCTCGCGCCATTGCCTTTTTGCTCATTCGACGCTTATATCGCTGGCAGATAAGACCAAACAGCTTCTTATGGCCAGCACGAACAAGGATTTCACCGATCACAGCATCCATCATAAGCCCTTCCGCATCTGTGCAAAAAGCCAGGTGACTTTTATTTTTCCCGGCAAGTAGATCCTCAAAATATTCCCGCAACTCATCCTTACTTAAACCTGATGCTTTGAGATGCCGTAATACCTGCTGTATGGCGGTTTTACTCACTTTTTTCGAAGCGAGAAGCGCATTAAACATATCACCACCAGTCCCTCCGCCTATGTGTGACCAGCGGCCCCACATACGTAATTTACCCTGAATCCACACGGATTCGAGCGTGCGAAGCCGGAATGTCTCATCGGGTTTTCCTGAAGTTGAAGGATAAATCATATAAAGCCTTCCTCTCTCCATATCTGTTGAGTACGGAAAACACCTTCAGCGTGATATAGCCTCAGGGTGTCTTGATCAATATCGGTTTTCACACGACCATCGATTACGTCATGACAAGAGTTGCATGCAATGGCACCTTGCATGTCATGTGGTTTAATGCCCGTTCCACAGGTATCACTCATGCGATAATGGGCCAGCACACTGGTTTCAGGATTGAAATTACAGATCCCCGGAATTCGTACAGTACACATGCGATCGCGGGCCTGCTTTGTCAGATCGATTTTTTTCATGCGGCATAACTGAATAGTTGGGCGGCGGCGTTCTCCGCTGCCTGCTGAGTCGGGAATGTGCGGTATAAGATATAATTCCAGAGCACATCAAGAACGGATTTATAAAGTTGGGAGAATTCAATATCGTCCATTTTTGCGAACGATATAGATTTTGGTTCTTTGCGGCTGGTGCCATCCGGCATCTGGTATTCAGTATAAAAACCTGATTCGATTGTCACCCATGCGCGGAACGCTTCAAAGGATTTGACGGCGCTGATATTGCTGGCGCGTTTCTCAGCTTCTTCATGCAGATATTGATCGGCCAGTTCCTGGAGTGTTTCTTCGTGACCCGCGTAGTGAGCAACCAGTTGTACATATCCCCGAACCAGTTTTTTATCTGCCGGGGATATTGCACCGCCCGACGGTTGCCAGTAATCGAACCCGAGATTGAGGAGTGCGAAAAATTTTCTGTGAAACGCTGCATTACGTGCCTGTTTAAAGTCGGCATACAAAACAGCGCCCAAACGAAATTTTTTGTCGATAAATTCGCGAGCATCCGGGGTTGCTGGAATAAGTACACCGCCCGCTGATTTTACAAATGAATACTGCGCCATTGGTTTCCCCTTTAGCGCAGCAATTGCTCAGAAATACAGTTTGCCGGGTGTTCAGTCCGGTACCGTGATTATACCCTTTGTTTACCTTTTTGAACAACAATACAGCCTGCTTGTTCTGCCAGTTCTAACAATGATTTAAGGGATGCGACATGTTCATCGTCGTACACGTTTCTTAAAGACATCACCTTGCCATTTTTACAGGTAATAAGAACGCGACCATTATCGGGGAGATGTTCCCCTATCTCCGTCTTTTTAAACACGCGCCCTCCCTGCAATAACTGTATAGATATCCAGTATATATACTCCTTAGTAATTGGAAGTGCAAACTTTTAAAGGCACAAAACGTTAAAAAATGAAATGGATTTATTATTTAACAGTATGTTAAATAAAGAAAAACCGCCTTTCTGGCGGTTTATTTACATGGTGCAGACTGGCGTGACATGTCACATTGTTAGTTTCACCGCATGCCATCCAGACGTAACCCAGCACTGAGAATCACCTGCACATGGGCATGATGTAATCGGCAGCGCGTCGCCGCATTTTCCACATTGATTTGCGCTGATTGATTTGATACGTCCACGAACTCGCGCATCATCCTGACGAATTAGCATTGCAATATATTCGCCCATTTCATACGGCGCACGACCCGGGCGGCGGGCGGCGCAGTTCCGCTCCAACATGTCCAGCTCCTGAGAATCAAGCACCAGTTCAATCTTGCGCTCACCAGCGGCAGACTGACGGGCGCGTTGCGCTGCTTTACGTTCTGATGCTGATTTTGCCATTATGCTGCCTCCCTGCTTACACATAATTCAGGTAAATTAGCCCTCACCAGCGCCTCTGCGAAAGGTGGGGGAACAGCATTATCAGTGAAAACTGCTCTTTCGTCCTGCTTATCGAACCAGAACATTCGAGAACCGCAGCACATATCAAGAATTGTTGCTGCATTAGTCATGCCGCACACTCCCCATGTTCCTTGATAAATTCAGCTATTCCTGGCAGCAGCATTACATCAGGTGAATCACACTCATTTCCCCATACGTCAAACCCATGAGAGGACTGGCGAGCAAACAGTTCAATACGTGGAACATCACCAAGCAATTGCACCAATTTTTCACGCACAAAGTCAGGTTTTTGCGAATGCTCCAGGCGCGGCGCGGTAAATGACTGGACGATCCCGGCGTCAATGCGTTCAGGAAGATTTCCTTTAATCGCAAAAAGACAATCTTCACTATTTGCACGTGTCATATGCCCCATTCCCATCACCAGCTTATCCGTCTGGCGGCTCCCACATTTATTCCAAGTAAAGCCTTTCATTGTCATCAGACGGAAACCCCACGCCTCGACAACCTTCAGTGCTTCAATCGGCTGCGTTGGAACCCACCACATAGCCAACAGGCAACTTTGCGCTGCAAGATCCCACACTGGCAGGCGGCAGATGTCGAGAACATTCATCACGGGATATTTGAACCCGGCTCCACGGCCACCATCTGCAGCTTTGTCCCGGTACACCCAGGGCGGATCTGCATAAATTAATGTGTATTTTTTATTCACTATTTCCCCCTTCGCGCATCTGGCGCCAGTAATTCAAACGCCCTCTGAAAAAATCCCGGTAGCTCTCCGGCGTCGCGTCAATGTGCTGTATAACCATCTGGCGAGTGACTTTGCGCTCATAGAGCTGGCGAACGAGCGCGGCGGCGCGCATGTCATAATGCTCTTTGAGTTGGCACTCTTGCGGCCATTTGGCACGATTGAGCGGTAAGCCGGGCGGGAGGTAGTCCGATTGCCCGGCCATACCTTAAGCCCTCATGTTTTTCTCTGAGTGAACGTAAAAGCGGGGATCAACGCTTTTCAGCGTAAAGTGTGTAACGGGCATATCGTCATGCCGCTCAATGCCGACGAAATTAGACATACACAGCGCAAAGACTCGTTTCTGGAGTTGTTCCAGGGTAATTTTGATGTCCGGGTGATATTTTTTAATGGCGGACATAATCCCCTGGTATGACAGCGTTTTTCCCTTCATGATGGCTACCAGTTGTACCGCTGGTAATTCGCTGGATTTGGACTGAACGACAGGTTCTGTAGATGCTGCTATAGGTTTAATCGAATCCAGCAGCAAGCGGCAGCGGCTGGTTACCCCCACCCTGTAGCCTGTCTTTTTGTCGTAATTTTCTTTGCTGCCAGAAGTCCAGACCGTTGCGGTTTCGCGAAGTTTAACTGTCTTCTCACCGCCGGAATAGATCACTGTGCCAGTATGCGTTTTCGTGTGACGCCGCGGTGCTGGCCCTGACAGTTTCACCTTTTTCACCGTCGAAGGTACACGTACGGTTAATCCCGGTACCGGAACAGGACGGGGACACGGAACATACATTGAACGGCTGCGCGCTCTGGCTCCGGCGTTCATCCGCCAGATGATTACATTCGTCCAGTCACAGGCATCATCAATGGTCTCTACTTTTGGATAAATTAAATCGGTCATTGGTCTTTCCTCTCTAAATTTAGCGCGGGTCAGGCGCTTAAAATGCATCGGTGTTGTACTTCTCTGAATATTTGCGGTGCGGTTTTCTGGGTTTTGCTGCCTCCAGTTGAATGCGGGTCTTCTCTTTGCCGACGTGCTGATCGATCGGCAGAAAGTGTCCGTTTTTAAATTCCTGGTAAATTACAGTACCAGCAGCAGCGAACCGGCATTTGCCTAGAATGACTTCAGCTACACCAGCCGCCGGGCTTTCAGGGTTATAAACATCATCGCGGTACAGAAACAGAATGCTGTCAGCATCCTGCTCGATGGAACCAGAATCACGCAGGTCTGACATTACGGGGCGACGTTGCGCCGCCGGACGCGCATCAACCGCGCGGGAAAGCTGGCTGAGCGCAAAGGTCGGTGTATGTAGCCGCATAGCCATCGTTTTGAGATTGCGAGAAATGTGCGCTACGGCAAGGTCGTTACGCTCTGCCTTCGGTTTTTTAATCAGACCGAGATAATCGACCATAATCATTGCCAGATGCGGATGGCGTCGTTTGTGCGTTTCTGCAATCGCGCGAATCTGTTCAACTGTAAGGTCGGTCGCATCGACAATCCAGATATCCCGGTCCGTAAGCTCACCAATGGCGGCAGTCAATCGTGCCCAGTCCTCGTCGTACATATCCTGAGGATTACGCAGACGTGAAACAGACAGGTTTCCAGCGCCAGCCAGCGAACGCTCGACAATCTGAGCAGCAGCCATCTCCATGCTGAAAATGAGCGCTCCACCTCCTTTTGACGTTACACCTTCCACAACCCTAAGAGCGAATTCTGTTTTACCCATACCAGGACGACCAGCCACAACAATAAGATCCTGCGGGTTAATCCCACCTGTTGCGTTATCAAGATCCACAATACCAGTCAGCAAATTGCGCGTGGACTCATCGCCATCCATACGTTTCTGTACTGTGTCCATGTAAGCGGGCAATAGCTCGTTGATATGTACCGGTTGAACGTCACCACTATCGGCAGTCATATCCAGCAGTTGTGCTACGGCGTTTTCGACTATCTGATCGCGTTGATCCTGGTTTGCTGCGTTACGAATGCCATCGGCCCCATCCTGCAGGAGCTTCGCCAGCGCACGACTTCGCCATGCCTTAACCATCTTCCTCGCGTAGCCTTTGAGGTTTGGCACCGTTGCAGGGATACGGGATATTTCCGACAAGTTAGCCAGACTCGAACCACCCAGTGCTTCGCTAATAAATAACATGTCAATCATGCCACTAGTCAGCGCCTGTTTTTTTATTTCGCTGAATGTACGGCGATAAAATCCTATGCTGAATGATTCTTCTGGGGTGGAGGCGATCACATCGAATGCATCAGGTGAAGCGCCGCCATTCAACAGGCCAGCCAGTACACATGCTTCCAGTTCCTGAGGACTCACAGTGCTTCCTCCCTTGTTTTACGCAACGTTTCAGGTTTCATCAGATAATCAAAGCTGGCGCGCCAGCCACTGGCACCGAAATAAAAATCGGGTGCATCAGCGCGGAATTTTTCGAAATAGCCAAGAAATGCCCCCGTAGTTTGATTTTTCATGTGAGCAGCTAGGCGGATAATCATCCCTCGACGATCGGCATCCAGTTCAGCAGCAGGCAGTGTGTCAGCAAATATTTCGTTGTAGCCGTTCATGACAGCATCCGGATCAACATCAGCCTCCGTAGTAGCCCATGCTTCTGCATCCGCGAGATAACCGTCAAAGCGATTTACGCGGCAAATATTGGCCGGTTTTGGCAAACCAGAACCACGGCGGCGCCAGGTAGCCAGTACCCAACGAATAACTAATTGCAGCTCAGCCAGTGTGTATGCTTCGCGTGTTTTTGTCGGCGTCAGCATTAGTACGAACGGCTTAATATCACGGCAACGGGTTCCGGTTTGTTCGTTGTAGAATTCCAGGGCTTTTTTAGCGTCAGCAAGGAGCCATTCGTCGCCCTCCCCCTTCTGGGGGTTAGGGGGATCATTAGGTTCATTGACTGGTTCAAAAGAGTGACTGGTTCTGGTGCCACCACATGGCATAGGGGGTGTGTTTTCTAACGGCATACCTGTGATTTTTGACGGCACAGGGGCTGTGCTTTTTGGTGGCATAGGGTTATCAAGATTCAGGTAATACACATTCGACGTATTGCCCTTACCATTGTTTATACCCATGCGGTTTTCTTTTGTTAAAACGCCCATGCCAATAAGCGCGTCAATGTGCGAGCGAACAGCACTCCTGCTGCATTCACAATGATCAGCAATATGCTGATAAGATGGCCAGCATTCGCCATTATCATTGGCGTTATCAGCAAGTTTAATCAGCACCAGTTTACGAATTGGGTTTCCGGTTTTTATTGCCATCGCCCGGGCCATTAGGGTCATGCTCATAGTCAGATCCCCAGCAACTCAGCCAGTTCACGACAGGCTAATTCGTAGTCTTTCGGTGTGAGAAAAACGCACGTCTCGATCATCTCAGCTTTACGCTGTTCGTATATTTCCCATTTTTTCGCGGCGAGGCGTTCTTCAAATATTCCCCGTACATCATGCGCACAGGATGGTTCGCCATTTAAACGCCAGCCGTTCCGCCAGGTGATGCGGTCTGTTGATGTCTGCATATTGGTCTTTCCTCGATACAAGTTAAACGCTGGTCAGGCGCTGTGTTTCCTGTATGGCTTGTAGTGCCTGTGCTATCCGCTGTGGTCGGTCCCTGGCATCAAGCAGCAATGCTATTATTGCGGCGGCGAAATCGCGGATCGCAATGCAAATTAAGTGCTGAGCTGTCATTCCCAACTGCGCATATCGTTCCGCGGGGAGCGCCGCTTCCATAGCTTTGGCCAGCGCTTTAGTTTTGGTTCTCGCCGCTTTCGTCTCACCACGTAACCAGCGAAAAATCTGCTGCCGGTTATTGTTGATGGCCCGCCAGTCGGCATTGCCTTTCGAATCCTCCATCTGGTGAAGTTTTACAGAGCGGGTATTGCCCCCCATCCGAAACCACATACGGGAGATCTCGATGGCAACATGTTCCTGCCCGCGTTCCGCAGCCCACTTGAAGATTTCTCTTTTCAGTTCGTCGAGGTTTTCCACTTTGTCGCGTCTCCTGTCGCTGAAAATCTGATTACGCTTAATCAGATTTCGAATACGCCTCTTGTTAAGCTGCATCATCAGTCTTTGTAATGTTCTGGTATTCGCACGGATCATATACAAGCTGACCTGCGGTCATCAGAGCCAAACGCGCAGCTCTCTTTTCGGGGACATGTACTCCCCAACGAGAAACTGCGGGCTGAGATACGCCCAATGCTTTTGCCAATTTGGTCTTACTGCCAAAGTAATTTATTGCATCTTGAGTAAGCACATTCGCCTCCTAACGTTAACGTTTGTTTGGAAACTACAACTTAACATAAGGTAAGTCAAATTAATTTACATTAACCCTATGAAGAACATTGAACTGAATGACCGCATCCGTAGCAGAAGAACACAGCTCGATATGTCGCAGCAGAAACTTGCAGATGCTGTGAAGGTTTCACACGTCACTATATTTAAATGGGAAAGTGGTGAAACGCAGCCGCGAGGCAAGAATCTATTCACATTAAGTAAGGCCTTGAAATGTTCTCCCACATGGTTGCTTTATGGTGATGAAGACCAAACTCCATTACCTCCATCAGAGATCCCCGCAGAGTTAGATGAGCGTCAACAGAAACTGCTTGAGCTTTTCGATTCCCTTCCTGAATCAGAGAAAGACCGACATTTGACTGAATTGGAGCAAAAAGTTGATGACTTCAATGCTCTGTTCGAAGAACTATTAGCTGCCAGAAAAAAATCACAAAAAAAATAGTTATATTATTCAATTGGTTATTTTCTCACACCAACCGACTTAACTTTTTTTAAGCAAAAACCATTGACTGTTAACTTACCTTTAATTAAGCTCACCACCATCAACGACGCACTAACCACGCGGCAGTTGTTCAGAAAAACGTTCTGACAGTCTGGAAAGACAGGCACAAATTCGCGGGTCGCCGCCAGTACGATGACATGCGGGAAAGACCGCAACTGGATTCGATTCGTTGCAGTGGTGGAAGGTAAGAGCAATGGGCGCGTAACACCACACAAGCCCCCTGTCACGGCAGTGAACGCGGTTGAGCCGTCCGCCCGCGTAAAGAACGCCCCGTGAGGCTTAAAAACAGGCCGTATGATCCACGTTACGGATCATCAAATATCCATTGCTGTGTGTAGTCTTTGCCTCGTCTCAATGAGGGGCCATTTTTTACACAGCAACCAGTACCGAGGAAAGACCTGGCGGGTATGACCAGCCCTGACAGCCCGGAAAGACGGGCAACAGATGTAAAAAAACCCACCGAAGTGGGTTTCTTTACCCGGAACGGCGACCAAACCACTCCGGAGGTGGTACAGGGGACCAACCCTGCACCGAGGAAAGACCAACGACATGAGCCGCTGATCGGCTCGGATTATACACTAGTAAGGAGCCGCTATGGAAGCGCTTGCCATCCCAGTAAAGCTGTACATCCATTACAACGCCAACACTTTTTCTCCGGATAAATACATTGTCGCTACCTGTGACATGTCACGCACCTTTCCAGATCAATACGTCCTGCTGGAGACTCGCGATATATCCATCGATGTAAACCAGCCAGAACCTTTCGACATTATTGCTCTTCAGGTCGACCAGTTGCGTGGTCAGAAAGAGAAGATAGCAACGCTGGCAAAAGATCAGATAGCCCAGGTTGACGACAAAATACAGCAACTGCTGTGTATTGATCACTCTCCTGTCCAGGAAAGCGATATTCCGTTCTGAGGTAACCATGCAGACTGAAATTATCATCGACAAGGTAATGAGTGCTGGCTTGTCTGTACTCGAACATGAGAACAACGGCGATTTCGGAAATGGCGTTATGCATCTAACAATTGTCGGTGGTGTTCGCCGCGTTGAATTCTATCCAACAACCGGAACTGTGTACGCTAACGCCGTAAAAGGTAAGTACCCGGTTTTTAAGCAGAAGAAAGCAGGAATCAAAGTAGCTATCCGACTTGCAAAATCAGGCGCCTGACCAGCGCCAGTAACCAAAGAGGAAAGACCATGACAATTTACAACTGTCTGTTCGAGCCGAAGAAATCGGCTATTAAAGATGGTGCTGTTGCGCTGGCAATCAGCATCGAAGCACCAAATAAAAAAGTCGCTGAAAGTATCGTCATTGGCAAACTCTGGGAACACTACCCGGCAAACGGCGACAACTATTTTAAGCCCAAAATCTGGGAAGACTCGGAGGGTCAGCCTCGTCCGGAAGTTGGAAAATTTGATGAACAATTTGCTCAGACGAACACTTTCGACGGGGAAAAATGGATCGCCAACAAACCAGACACCAGCGTTCCAGGTTTACCAAGCAGTAATGAAATCATCGATCTGATGAAGCTACCAGCCCGGGAACGGTTCGCTGCCGTCCTCATGTTCAGCAATTCTCCCATAGATGGCGTGCTTTATTCTCAGGTTCTGGACTATCTCGATAATCTGGAAAATAACACTGAACCCTTTGATGATGACGATCGGATTAATTCAAATATCCTTCATGCTCTGCACAATAACGAACCCGTTCGTCATATGCATATTGAAGGGTTAAACAATCTGATTCAGGCCATCTTCGCTAAATTTGAAGACCAGACACCGGGCAAGGCTGCTATTTCTCAATTTATCAAACGCTGGCTGGAGAATCCGGGTAAGCGTGAAGAAATGGTACCAAGTAAGACATCTTCCCTTAACACCAGCGATAATATAGAGAGTCCTAAAGTGGCCCCTCTACGTGGTTATAAACACACTTACGCAACACTGGACCAGGAGATCGCCGTCGCCCTGCTGCCTATATCTCCTGACACACCAGTGCTTTCAGGAAATCTTCGCGATGCAGAAAAAATCATTGCAGAAGACCGGGAGGATTTTAAACGCTGGTCAATGGCCCTGCGTACCACTGAGAAGATCCTCAAATATGACCGACCGAGTATTTTTGGTGTTATACAGAACACGCCAGCCAAAGATATTTACCATTTCCCAGAGTCTCTGCGGCGCCATATTGATTCATGGCTGACTGAGCATGGTCAGTTCGAATGTCCTGAATCCGATGCGGAGAGGAGCGGTAAGCTGCTTGCGGCAGATCGTGGCGAATATGTCGAAGGCATCAGTGACCCTAACAATCCGAAATGGGTTAAAACCGATACACAACCACAGGTATCAAACCTCGGCAATGGAATGTTCTCCGTTGATAATCTGATGTCTGAAACCGCCTCAAATGAAGGTGAAAAAACGGAAGTGGCAGAACAGGAAACTGTTACAGAAGACCAGGCGGAGCAGGCTCGTGAAACGCTAAATAATATGGGTTACGGAGTATATGCGACCAGCCAGGACACAACTGACCAACAGAATGAAAATCTGAGCGATAAAGTGGAAAAAATTGTTCAGGATGCGGATCAGCTCGTCGATCGCGTTAAGCGTGAAGAACAGCTCCCTCAGGCGTCAGAACTGGTTAAGAGCATTAATGAAATGCAGGCTGGAGAAAGCGACAACCTAGAATTGTGGAAAGACGTGTTCAAAACAGACGAGCGTTTTACTACTGCGTTCTCTGTGAACGGAGGCGGAACCTCAATCAATGGTACCTACATGACCATGATCGCTACACGCGAATTTGGTCCAAAAGGTATCGGCTGGGGTGTCGATATTCTGGAAGAGCGCTTTGACAATGGCGCGCCAATTACTCGCACAGTCAAAGGCACTGACGGTAACAACACGTGGGAACTCATCCCCGACGGTGTCGGCGGCATCCTGACAGAAAAACATCACATTATCAAAATCAGACTTTGGTACATCCGCAACGGTGTACGCGGTGAGGAGATTTCTTTCGGGTGTACCCCATATATCTACAGCAGCAAACATGGCCTTATTTGTGATGGTGAAGCGACAAAAAAATCACTGACTGACGCAACCAAAAAAGCGCTGTCTGCGCTTGGTTTCTGCGCTGATATTTTCATGGGCCTGTACGACAACCAGGAGTATCGCCAGAAAAATAAAGCTGAATTCGCGCTCAAAAACGCCAGCGAAAACGCGGAAGATGCAGCCCGCGTTCGTCAGGAACTGGACGACAAACTGACCCGAGTCGCAAACACCCTTGCATCAGCTGTGTCAGAGAACGAGATCAACAAGGTTTATTCTTCGATTGCCCGCGAAGCGGAAGTGCATCGCAAGGATGCAGAAGCGAAAGGTGATACACAGCACGCGCGTTACTTAGGTGGGCGTCTACGGCGGCTGACAACCATTAAAGATGAACGTATCGCCGAACTGAACAAAGCACAGGAGAAGGCAGAATGACTACTGCAATCGCGTTAGCTGCTGACTATACCAGTCTGTTGCAATTGCTGGAAAGCTCTGATGAGCTTACTCCAGAAATGATCGCCGATACGCTGGAATGCATTGAAGGTGAACTCGCTGATAAGCTGGATGCCATCATGGTAATTGCCCGCAATAATCTCGGTCATGCCAAAACCTGCGATGAAGAAATAAAGCGCCTGGCGGAACGTAAAAAGTATTTCGAAAATAAAGATAAAACATTACGTAAATATATTCTGTCGTGCCTGATGGCCGCTAATCTGGATAAGCTCAAGACGTCTAAAAATACCTTTTCCGCCAGAAAAGGTAGCATCAGTGTTGTCATCGATAACGAGAAGCTACTGCCAGACGAACTGGTTACTGTTCAGACGATTATCGCCCCGAACAAAAAAGCCATCAAAGAAGCGATCGAAGCTGCGGAAGCTGCCGCAGCGCAAATCACTGCTGACGGTGGAGAAGTACCTGCCGAACTGTTAAATCCGGTACCGGGCGCCCATCTTGAGATCGGCGAACGCTCACTACAGGTACGCTAACAATGCTGAAACTATCACTTAAACGCGGCGATGCCGTCCACGTCGTATTCGCGGACGGTAGTAACGGAATTATTGAAGCACGCAGCCGCTGTGAACTGGGTATGCACCTGCCAAAAAACGTAAAGGTTACGCGCGAGAAAGGCGCATTCCTCCCCGAAAACCTGATTAAGCGTAATCAGAAATAAACCGCCACCACCGCTAGCATTGTGGTCTCACTATTTACAGGAGACAGCAATGCTGCGATGGCAACCCGGAGCTACCTTACTCACAGATTTCGATATAAAGATTGGCCGGTTATCGGCAAGCGTACGAAAGAAGACACTGACCCAGTCAGACATCGAACGCGCCTGCAGTGATGCTGACGACGCTGTGTACCGGATGATGAGGAAAGACCAACATGACCAGAGAAAACGATCTGCTAACAGACGCTGAACTTATTGAGTTTACCGGCTATCAGAAACCATCCAAACAACGGGAAATACTGGACCGTGGCGGCGTTTCGTACATTCCCGACCGGGAAGGACGCCCGATGGTTACCTGGACACATATCAACGCTGTACTGAACGGACAGATCACCGTGCAGACCAGTACAGAAGAGAAACCCGATTTTGGAGCTATTTAAATGGGGCGCAGAAGAAAGGATCCGGGTGATAACAGACTACCCCCGCGCGTATCAAAAACCAGAACGCGTTACTACTACAAACCCACCTCGCGGGAAACCGTGACGCTTGGACCAATCACCCTCACCATGTCAGCGTTATGGAAACGGTACGAGGAAGAACGACGCAATTATTCAGATGTGATGACGTTCGAAAAGATCTGGAAGATGTTTCTTAAAAGCGCCTACTACACCGAGCTTGCAATACGAACCCAGCGGGATTACCTGCAACATCAGAAAAAACTACTTGCCGTATTCGGTAAAGTTAAAGCTGACTTAATCAAACCGGAAGACGTTCGTCAGTTTATGGATCGTCGTGGCCTGCAAAGTAAAAATCAGGCCAATCAGGAAATGAGCAGTATGTCCCGTGTTTACCGCTGGGGATATGAGCGCGGTTACGTTAAGGGAAATCCGTGCGCCGGCGTCAGTAAATTTTCCCTCAAGGCTCGCGAGCAATACATCACTGACGAAGACTACCTGGCGATTTATAAACATGCAGATCACGTCGTCAGAGCAGTAATGGAAATATCGTACCTGTGCGCAGCCCGGCAAGCTGATGTACTCGCTCTGCGCTGGATGCAGATATCTGACAAGGGGATTTTTATCCAGCAGGGTAAGACAGGGAAAAAGCAAATTAAGGTGTGGACGCCCCGCCTTCGGCAAGCGCTGGAAACAGCACAGACAGAATGTCCGAAGCTCTCACCTGACGCACTGGTTATCTATAACAACGATCGTGGTCAGTTCATCCGCAAAACATTCAATAATCGCTGGCTAAAGGCCGTACGTGCCGCACAAAGGGAACTTGGCCGACAACTAGATTACACGTTTCACGATATCAAGGCAAAAGCTATTTCAGATTTTGAAGGGAGTAGTAGGGATAAGCAAATATTCAGCGGACACAAGACGGAAAGTCAGGTGCTTATTTATGACAGAAAAGTGCAAATTAGTCCTAGTCTTGATAAACCGCCAATTAATAAAATCACTTAAATAATTGAGTCATAAATACATCGATGAAACAATTAAAATACGAAATCACAGAAGGATGGAATTTAAACATATACACACCTAAAGAAATCATAAATGGCAAAGCTGAAATAATCAGCAAAAACACCATTGCTGCATCTAAACCCCTTGCTTGAGAATAGAGCTTCTCTTTATGCTTTGAAATTAACTCTGCCAGTTCCCCACTCCTCTGGGCTTTTGTATGACTAAATAAAGCATCTATTGAATTCATGATCGATTTAAGTACTTTTTTTTGATCATAAATAGTAAGCGCAATTAACAGGGATGTTATTGCAACACCTAACAAGGCTAAGATGCTTTCAAATTTACCTGTTTTTAAAATGGCTACAGCCACAGCAAAAGAAATTGGAAGCCCAAATAGCTTACCAGATATAGACGAAAGAGTACCTGAAATTTTTGAAGAAACAGTCATGTAATTTTCAGCTGCTTCTTTTTTCTGTTTCAAAAATGAAAAGTTAGTTAAATAACACTCAAAATTCCCGTAATATGTTTCTTTCAATAACTCCCATTGTTCAATCAGAAAATTAAATTTATCCTTACTCTCATCTATGTCTTTAAGCACCTCAATAATTGACACTCTAAACATAGCTTGTTTTTCTTGAATGTGAGCATTATCCGTTCCATTTTCCTTTATACTTTTAAAGATAGACAAGTCAACCACAGGAAAAGAAATGCTTTCACTAGTTATTCTGGGTTCAATAACAATCGGTGATGTTTTTTTCGAGTTGCTAGTATCAATAAATACAAGCTTTAGCAGACCACTATGCTCTACACGATCGTTATAATTTGCTAATTCATAAAGTTCTGTAATGAATTTTGAAAGCTGTAACGCCTTTTGAACTTGTTCATTTTTGGAGTTTACCTCTCCAAATAAAAAATCCTCTTTTACAAGATAAACATTCTCAACTCGACCACCAGTATTTAAATTATTATCTATGAGTAAAAAATCTTCTAATGACTCAATAAATTTAAAATCACCAACAGGTAACGACACTGTTAGAATAACATCTTTATCTGCTGTTAGACTTTCAGGAAAAGCATCCTCATAGCATGTACCACAGGATATTGAGTCAAAATTCAACTCAAAATCTGCAATACTCTGATCCGCGTTATTCCATAAGTCTTTAAAAATGTCGAACTGGGTAGTAAGTTGTCCTCTATATTCGAATGAGCTGTTAATAACAGAAGGTTTTCCTAACCCTCTGTAAAATGCAACCAACTTTTCAAAATATATCGAGGACATAATTTACCCTTCGTTCTTGAGTGCATCTTCTAGCTTCTGGATTGTATTATCATCCAACTGAGAAATTATTAATTTCTTTTCTTTACGCAAATACTGAATTACAGAACCTACCTGTTCACCGAAGAATTTCTTTTCAAAACTTAACTCCCATCCATTGGATTTTGTCCTGACTTTAGTTCTTTTGTTTACGACAGCCCTATTTATAGCAAACTCTAATGGAACCCCTATTTCTTCGCCATTGAGATACTCAACTAAATTGTCGATATTAGCATGTTTACCTGCCGGCACAGCTTGTCTTACAATATGCTCAATTTCGGCCAGAGAAGCAGTTTCCCCCGGTTTTTTCTCTTTTAGATGGTACAGCACAGCATCGTAAGCGGCATTTTTATACGCTTTGATATCTGCGTGTGCATCAAAGTAACTTCTAACACCATTGAGAACTGCATCTGTAGCTTTAGCTGAGGGAACACTATCTGAACATCCCAGAGCTGCGACGAAATATCCAGAAGCATCCTGATTCACTTTAGGGCTAACAAATGCTAAATAAGTTAGCTTTTCATCATCAGGAAGTGTTTCAAACAGGTGATACCTATCAAAGTTAACACGTGCAGCCTGATGAATTTTTGCTAAGTCAATTTGAACCGTTCCCACTGGCTTTAAGTTCTCATCCAAACGCAGCGCATCCTTCTGCTTAACCATAGTAATCAGAAGGAAATGTGATTGACCACGAGTATAGTGGGCAAAGACTATGGCCCCACCAGATGCTGCCACTCTAGTTGGATCTTTAGCTTGGCGAGATAGTTCACTCATGCATGTTAACGAGAACTGATGGAAATCGTCAGATGAAGCTGCCCCATCATAATACGTCTTAAAAGCAGTAGGTACTTTAAACGTCACATCCTCGGAATCGAAGGTTCCTCGGGCGGCCTGATTCTCTTTTTTGCCGATCAAGTCGTTCAAAGACTCTATCAGTTGACAGACGTATTTATCATCGCTTGGAAGTACAGGCTTAATTGTTGTTTCAACTTTCTGCCTGCCGCTCTCTTTAACTAGCTCATGAATTACACAGTGGCGTAAATTAAAATCCAT